AAGAATAATGTACATGCTAGAGAATGGTAAGATTGATGTTGTTGCGTACATGCAGCATGTGAGGGACACAAAAGCCAGGATACATGGGAAGGCCAAGACGCAGCCAGTAGTCATGCTGCCCAAGAAGTCAGAAGAAGTTAAGGATGAAGAGAAAGCAAAACCTTTTGAAGATGTTGAAGTTCTTCCAGAGCTTTCGCCTGGAAAGATTACAAGCCTAGACATCTTGAAGGTGGTTGCTCATGTAACCGGGATCTCTATTCCAGAGATCAGATCTAGTCGGCGGCAGAAAGAGTTGGTCCGCGCCAGGTTCCTTGCCTGTATATTAATCAAGGAACTAACTACCCTAAGCTACCCTGCTGCTGGTCGGGCAATGGGTGGTAGGGATCATACATCTATTCTTAACGCTGTCATTACTGGCACAAAAAGAATGAAGGAAGATCAGACCTTTATGGCTGACTACCTGCGAATCAAAGATATTCTCGTAGAACAGAAGGATGAAGTAGAAATGGAACTCGTGAACGAAGTGCTTGAGCAAAGGAAAAAAGTTCACGGTTCATACGATGACTACGCCAATATCAACGGCAACATCATGAAGATTGTCAGGAACACGGGAAACTATGACAAGCTAGACAACAAGGAGCGGTCATCTTTGGACATGATCCTGTCTAAGGTGAGCCGTATCCTATCTGGAGATCCACACTTCCAGGATCATTGGATTGATATTGCCGGATATGCAACGCTTGTGGTTAAAGAGAAAGACTAACGCTGCACTCTCCTTAGTCCGAATCGCCAGGTATGGTTGGCCATGAACTTGGCGGTTCGGTCTACGGTTTCTTCTGATAGATCTGGCAATGCTATGTGCAGCAATTCATGCAGCAGAACTTCCTGCTGTAGCTTGTGCCTAAGTCTGGAATCTATTTCTATCAGCGGCCTGTCATAATAGGCCCAGCCCAGAACTCGATCTCTGCCTAGCTTGCGCTCAATTATTTTTATTTGCTGGCTTGTTGGCAGGTGGTCCGCTTCTGATGAATCCTGAACTGGTGTTTCCTTCGAGGTATGAGCAGTAATCTTCGAGCCAGAGGATCGTCGCTGCCAGATAGTACGCCGCTTTGTCGCCATGCTTTTCTTCCGCCTTCTTGACGAGATCACGCACTTCAGAATCAATCACCATATCTGCTCTCCAGGTCTGCCATTGATGTGTATGAATGTCCGACAATGTGGCCATCCCTTATGCTCAAAGACCAGACGCCATATGCCCAGCCAGTCATGGACTTACCAGCGTAATACTTGACCAGGCCCTGCGGCATGGCGGTGCCAAGGTTCAGGATCTCAACTGATTTAGCCGGGCCGATTTTCGGTGCAGAGATTTCTGCCTTGCGATGGCTGTGGCCAAATACAATCGAGAACACGGCATCGTTGGCAATCGTGTTGACAGTCTTGCCACCGTACTCGCGGCCCATCAGATTGTGCGGCACATGGGTAAACCCAACGCCATTGATGAACAGCCACTGGCCATATGCGTAAGACTTCCAGCCGTAGTTCTTGAACAACACATCGCGCCGGTCAGCAAACGACAGGCCCTTGCTTTCCGGCTGCTCATTGTCCCAGCGTTCCAGTCGATCCTCGTGATTGCCGTAGGTAATATGACAAGGCGGGCCGTCCTTTAGGATCTTGCGGAACTGGCTGAGAACTTCCTCGGCGCTGTCGAGATCATCGACAAAGGCGGGCTTGTCAGCGTAGCCAATCGTGCCAGGTTTTTCGTGCCTTGATAAGCTATTCCAGTCGGCGAAGTCTCCGATCTGTACAACCAGATCAGGGTTTGTGTCGGCAATGTATCGAGCGATCCATTTGATTCGAGACTTGTCCTGGCCGGGGCAGTCATGGAAGTCGCCAATGGCGCAGATGGTGACAGTCTCTTTCTTGATCTTAAGACTGACAGGCTCAAGCGGTAGCTTGGGCTGGTTCGGCTTAACCCGGATGCCTTGATCCATCAGCCGCTCCATATGTTTATTGATTGTGCCGCGAGATACGCCTAATGCAGCGGCAGCAGCACGTCGGCTACCATGCTTCTCGACGGCTTCCTTAATCTGCTTCTGCCTGGCAGTCGGCTTGGCGGTAGTCATTACCGCTTGCACCAGCCAGTGCGCCTGGCGTTGTTAACCTTGACCGCCACAATTGTTTGGTCGGTGTCTTTCTTCGACCAGCCTATTGGTTGCCAGACTTGGCAGACAGAGGCGTTAGTCGCGACGGTACCCGTCATCTTCGCGCAGCCTGCTGGGATCACGGCTAACACTATCGCCAGCAGCAATGGCGTTCTGGGTACGTTTGAGAATATCTTCATTATTCTTGGCCTCAATTTTAAGCCTAGCATCCCTTCGGCCCTTACCATATATGGTTCCAATAGCCAATAGGAGACCAATCCCGACAGAAACCCAGCGCATAATTGGGGACAGAATCAAGTTAATCATGCCCCCTCCTCGTCAAGTCTACGCTTGCGCCAATACCAAATTCCGATAGAGGCCAGCAAGATGACAATCCCCAATATAACAATAGGCCGTCCAAGGGCCTCAGAGGCCACTGCGGCAGCGTTACTGGCTCCCTGCACCAGGGGAACCAGATCATTGCCAATGGCTATCAGAGAGGCTCCACCAGCGATTGCAGCAGCATTGGCTTCCTTGCTCTGGGCAATGGACTTGCTGGCCACCGGCTGATCCGGCTGGACTCTACTACCGTCAGGCTCACCTCCTGTGATGCTGCGCCAAAGTTCACATTCAGCCCGGCGACGACGAACGAGCCCGGCAAGCTGGCGACCACCAGCCTTAGACCATTTCATCAATTCGGTTGGCACTTCATCGAAACGCTTGGCATTTACCCGCTTTAGCAAAGTGGATTTTTTTAGCGCACCGAGCCCGCAATTGTACGCAAAGCTAACTAGAACGTCGAACTGGTTCTGGCTAATATCAACCTTAACCATACCTTCGACACCGCGCTCAAAACGGCTAAGATCGGAGCGTAGAATATCTGCAGCCTCGTCCTTGGTTATTGTCATCTTTGGCTTGACAATAGGATTACCAGCAGCAGATGTGTGGCCGTAACCTATAGTCAGGACACCAGCCGGACAGACGTAGCTGGTCAGTCGCAGACCCTCGAATAGCTGGATCAGCTTGACACCATCATCAGATGTTTTCATTTGTCCACCTTATCGTCTAGCTTGTCGAAGATCTTCTGCACCATGCTTTCGATACGCTTCATAGTATCATGAAACTCAAACTTACTGACGTAGGACTTCGGAAGATCCACCTCAACCTGATGCAAATCTTCTTGTAGTTTTTTGACAGCACCCCACAATTCACGTGCAAACCAGCCAATGACCGAGAGCAATAATCCGACGACGACGTTAAATATGATCTGCGGGTCCATAATCCACTCACCAATCTATTTCATAATTCCACGACGAGGTATTCGTAGCTGTGTTCGCGTCGCCGGTCACGATTGTCACATATCCAGCGGCAAAGTAGGTTCCGCCGTTGTGTTCTGCATAGACGCCGTGATCCAGCGCCTCAAGCGCCGCGCCTGCTGTACGGGGTGTAATTTTTACCCTGCAAGCATTATTAGCTAAAACATTATTATTCTGGACTTGCGCAGAACCGCTAGCAGCGTTTAGCGTTATCGTGCCAGTGAGCGGATAATCCATGTTATAATGATTGCGTGAACGATATGTGTCTGTCCCGCCATCAATAATAAACGAGGATTCTATTGTCGCGATGTTCACAAGAGAGGAACTTCTCATCTTGTTTTTATTACCAACGATAGCAGCATCAGTGCATGTGGCATCCACGGTTATTCCGCGAGCAGTCAAGCCGCCACAACCGCCACCAATTATAAAGTCGTTGTTGTAAACTTGCGGACGTATGCTATTACCAAGATAAACCATTTCCAAAGTGACTGTGCTGGCGTATTCCCAATTTGCACGCTCGAAGATATTACCTTCAATCCTCAAATCTGTTTGATATAAGCCGTAACATAGCCAATTAATATTAGTGGCGACTATACGATTTTTTGTTACGCTGTTTCCATATCCTTGATGCGAAGCCGTGCCTTGCATGTAAATGGCACCCTGAAAGAGGTCAATACCAGACCTGTTATGGATACGGTTATTGTCTATTTTGTTTCTATATGATTTTGCATATTGCGAATAAACTCGAATACATGCCTCCAATTCAGACGATGCAGCAGTCTGTATAATGGTATTGTCAGTTATTTCGTTGTCGAAAATATCAGCAAACCATTCAAATTGGAATGTTGCGCCAGTACCAGACGCAGAAGCAGTGGTTGACACTTCATCGGCAGGGACAACAGAATATCCGCCAGCAGTCGTTATAGATACCGAAGTCACTGCGCCTGAATTTACTGTAAGAACGGTCAACGTCGCCTGCGCTCCACTCCCTGAAAGAGTTCCGCCAGTCAGTGTTATGACCTCCCCAACGATGTATCCAGAGCCGCCAGATACAATCGAAACAACATCACGGAGGGAAGTCCCAACAGCAGCCGAATTGATTGTTGCGTCAAGACTGATTGCAGCGCCGACGCCCTCAATATAGTTATCAGATGCGCGAACACGTTTTGCGTTTCGTAGCGACCATCCTTGAAAGTGGTTTGATTGTGTTGTGTCTGTTGCAATAGTCGTATTGCCTGTGATTACCGCGCCCTCTGCGTCAATAGCGAATGGCTTCCGACAATCTACGCACTGGTTTCCACTAACTATGGTCCCCTTCATGGAGACGCCATAAACAGCATGATCCCAACAATTTTTGAATTTGTTATTTACTATGCGACACCTGAACGCAGTACCAGAACCGGACAGATTACCGACTGCAACTGGACTTATGTAGGAATCAAACGTGCAGCCTTCGACAGTAAATGTTCCTCCGTCAGCAGGGTCGAAATAAACGAAATAAAGATTAAGCGTCGTGCTGCTATTGTATTCAGAATATGGAAAATTGCCTGATCCATAGCAATTTCTTATCACCGTTCCATTGCAGTTATCCAAGAAGATGCCGCAGTGAACAGGGTTATCAATGCCAATGCCATCAAATACGCAATCGTCACCGGACACCTCTATTATGTTCAAGGTTTGAACATTTCCGGTAGTAGTCGAAAAATCACCGGCTTCCGTGAATGTCTGGATGTAATTGAGAAACTTCCCCGGCCCCTCAACGCGAACCCTGTCTCCTGAAATGAAAATCGCCGTAGCTGTCAAATCAGCCGCTCGCATAGCACATCCAGCTACAAGATGCAGAGTTACATCGTCGTCAGAAATCGTGAACGATGGCGACGTGTCAGAAAACGGCACTGTGCCGACAACATCAATGCAAAGCGTATCGCCTGCGTTCATCAAGGCGACGGCAGCTTGCAATCGAGCGTCATTCTGTGCTGCCGTGTTGCTTGTCGAAACACCAAACCATGAAGCGTAGAGTTTCTTTTCTCTTTTTCGTGCCCACGCTCCTGCTGTAGTGGCTATTGCGTCGTCAGCAAAATAAGCGCCGCCAACGGTATCGGCAGTGACCAATGCGGAATAGTTACCGCTACGCAGAAACCACGTGTCACCATCTATTTTCACCGTAGCCCCAATGGACAGGCCCGCCGCAGCAGCCGCCGCCTGTGATGAATAAACCGTTGTCCCTGTATCCGGGCTAAGATAGTCCGTACCATCCGTTGCTATTCCGTATGCGCCCGCACCAGTGCGCTTCATCAGGCCGTTGGTGGAAAAATCACCGTCCAGTATCGCTGACCCAATTAGAGCGGCAGACGCAGCAGCGGCGGCTTCCGAAGCAGCAGCGTTTGTTTCGCTCGCTAGGGCCGCAGCGGCGGATGCGGAAGCTTCGGTTGCCTTTGTCGTTGCAGTTGTCGCTGCGGTTGATGCTGTTGTCGCTGCGGTTGATGCATTTGTAGCCGCGTTTGATGCAGTTGTAGCTGCGGTTGATGCAGTTGTAGCCGAAGCAGCCGCAGCGGCAGCAGATGCCGCGGCAGAAGCTGCATCGACAATCAGGTCCCACTTTGCTACATCAGCATTGCTGCTAATCGGCGTAGAGCCGCTGGATGTGTGAGCCGTATTGCAACGATAGATGTTGCTGTTGCTGGAGTCTTTAACTAAATCTCGTTCAGAATAAGCTGTGGCAGTCGTCCAATCGCCTTCCCATTCACCAATATCTGTCGTTGCGTATGGTTGGCCGTCACTATTAAATCCCAATAATTTATTGGCACGAACAGCCTTAAGGGGCAATGTATTTAGAGTAGATGGCAGATCGGAGTCATCTAGACGGAAGGTTCGGCCATCCCTAGTCTCCTGCTGCTGAGAAATTGCAATCAAGCGGTCCAAGTCTTCGTTCAGGGCCTCAATGTTAAACGGACCAGATACAGGGAAATCGGTGACGCGCTTAACCGGGACATCGCGCACGATGCTAATTATGTCCCCAGCCGTAGCCCCAGTAACCAGTGTGATAGACCCACCGCCAGTAACGCCTGCACCCGTAACAGTGTAGTGCGTTGTAATGGTTCTCAAAGTGCTATTCTGATAGACTTTGAGATCGCTGTTCTCAAAGAACTCAAACGGAACTGTAAATACGGTCTGCCCACTAGTAGCAGTGTACTGAGAACGTGCGCTTACATCGTTAATCAAAATAGCCATTTCACCACCTCTAATTTTGTTTTAGCTTTGTTCGCCATAGTACCAATGGACTTAATCCATAAAAGCTCGCTGCGTTTGCTTGAACAAACCGTCAAGATAAAACAGATTATTCAACGGTATAGATCTGCGAATTACGCTATACTTCTCATTTTGGGTTATGTAAGGATCTGTAAAGATTTTATAAATATCAGCATGGGTTGACCCCGCTGGGCCGAATACAGAGGCAAAGCCACCACCATCCTCATAGGGAATGTTATAAGGAGGGTTCAGTCCAAATAGAGGACGCATACCAAAATTCCCTTTGCTACCAGATTCTATCAAATTGTTAAGATCAGTAAATGCCCCCAGAACACCAGACCGATCTATAGTCAAGGCCATCTGGTCTTTCCATTCCATCCTGCCAAACGCGGAACTGCGCAGGTGGAGAGCTAAATAGGTAGCCCCAATCATACCTAGAGCGCGCATCATAAAGTGAGAATCTCTGCCCTGTAGGCCAGAAACTACAAATTTTTGAGTTGCAGCTATTCCGTATGTCATGAGTTGGGTTGTCAACTTAGCTACCGGAACATGCCATTTAGCATCACCGCGACCAATAAATCCTTGCTGGAGATTTGTTTTATCATAAGGTCCAGATGTGACAACCATACGGCGAGAATGTCCAGCAAGCAAACCAACCATTGCTCGGACTGCGCCAGGATCTTCCCAGGACTGAATCTCGGCTATATTCAGTTTTCCAGATTGATTGGTTTTCCCACCCCAAGCATTATTAACTCTGGTAGCAATATCTTTATCTATGCCATAAGCAGCAAGCCTGCCAATCGTATCCTTATCTGCGTTTCCTAACGCAATATTTCTGATGTCATCTAAATGGAAGTGAGTGGATAGTACCATATTATATGATTTGACAAAATCAGTCCAAGCAGACAGGCCATTGATTGCAAAAAATGTTGTTTCAGAAAATTGATTGAACCCACGAGTTAGTCGCTCTGCAGCGAGTGCTAATCTGGTAGTGGTACGGCCACTCATGCCATGTTCAATATCAGTAAAGTTTTGAGCATAAGATGAGTTTTTTAAATCTAATGCCTCTCCACTTACAACTTTATACTGTTTAGCAATACCAGACAAAAATTCTTTATCTTTTAGAATTTCGATCTGAGGTTTGAATCCTTCCAGGCCACGTTGAAAAATGACAGTAGCAGCTTCAGGAATAGAGGTTAATACAACCTTGCCAAGCAACCTGAGAGCTGTAAGATTTTTTACAGTCCTAACTGCCACTTCTGTAACGGTAAGTGGATGTTCAGCCGTAAGTCTATGTTGCGCTGATTTCCTAAGATCTTCTATATCTTTACGAGAATCAGATATAATTTTAGATACTTTTTTGTACGAGCCAGAAAGGTCATCAGCAGCAACAATCATTGTTTTGTTAATTGCATGGCGCGCATCTGGATCGCCAAACATGCGAGCATACTCAATAGCCACACCTGCATCACGGGCATAAGCACGCATTAGAAAGTTTATATCACTTTGTATAAAGTCAAACACATATTCATTAGGTATTTCTATTATGCGTTTTTTCTGAAACGAATTTCTCGCAGATTTTTGATAAACCAAATTAACATTATCAATACCGGGAACTTCTTTGTCTAGTGCATATATAAGATTAGAAACGGTTTCGGAGGCTGCGCGACGAGCGTGTTCATTAGGAAGGTTTCTGTCTTCGTCTTGCAGCCATTTTTGAATTTGCTGTTCTAGGCCAGCCGGGTTTGATAGGATTTTATCAAGGTCCCAATAACGTGGTAGGTAAAACTGTTCCCCCTTTGGGCCAGCAAACTCTATATCCTCTCGACGTATTTTCTTCAAAAGGTCGGTATAAAAGCGTTCCATCCTAGGAGTAAGACCGCCATCAATTATTACTTCACGAGCAGATTCGAGAGCTGCCTTTTGTTTTGGGGTTTGGGCAAGCGTCCAGTCTGCCTCAATGTCGAGAACAATTTTCTCTACGGAATCAAGTGTTTTTTTCTGTTGTGGAGTTAGACCACGTTCCACCTCAGTTTTAATAAGATGGTCTCGAATAGCGACCATTTTATCAAAATAAGATTGGATTGATATCTCGATGTTTTGAATAAGATTCTTAGATTTTTGTATTTTTGCATTAGCCACAGCTTCTATGTTGTCTAGGATATTTGCAATCATTTCATCTGTTACATGTTGATTTGATATAATGGAATTTACATCAGAAGTAATATCCCTAATTGCAATTTTTATTGCATCTGCTTTTGCCATATTTGGTTGTGGCTGTTTAAGCAACTCATCAAGTTCGGAGGACAGTCTCTTAACTTCCGTAAGATTAAACTCAATTTGGCGGCGTTTAAATTCTGGGGTTTTTATGGCACCAACTTTAGCTGCTTCTTCTTTAGCATAATCAAAAAACTTACGAACAGTGGTAAGTGCACCACGGACAGCGGATTTAGTTACGTCATCCAACATTTTTCCATGAACACTATCCGGGACCTCTAACCTGTCTTTTAGGTGGGACCTGGTTACCGCAGCACTAAAATCATGCTCTGCCAACTTTACTGACGCATCTGTTCTTAAATTATCTTTTGTTTGCGTATAACCTTCTATCTTATCACTTAACTTAACTCCGGTTGCGGTAATGTTATAACCTGCAACTGTATTGGATTTTTCATATCCGCGAGAGTTCAGCCAATACTGCTGGACTGAATTCATACTATCAACAGCCCTCGCACCCCATGTTCCGGCGAGAAGAAAAGCACTGGGAGCCGTAGCAACGCCTTCCGCGTTTCCTCTTTGCGCTACACCAAAATCGCCGCCAAGCGCATGGGCAAGATCACTAAGGGCTTGGCTACCCCTGCTCTCAAGACGCA